ATGACCGTTTCTTCCGTTGGTATCAACGGAGAATCATGGTCAAACGCCAAGGCTGGTGGTATTCCAGTTACAATCGGTTCTGGTACTCTGTACCTTAGCTCATTCAGCGTAACGGCAAACCAGACTGGAATGTATGGTCTACTCGATATCCTATGGATGAACAGCGGTTTGGTTGTAACCACGACTACTGCTCAGTCAATTACTCCAGCTACAGCAGCAGCTAGAGATAACAACGGCACATCCAATGGTCTAGGTGTCATTCCAGCAATCTATGTAAGCACAGCAACAACAAACGGTGGTGCGATTACAAACATGACATTGTCCTATACAAATCAAGACGGTACTGCTGGTAAAACAGCTACAATGCCATCTTTTCCAGCTACAGCCGTAGTTGGATCCTTGATTCTATTCAATCTTGCTGCTGGTGACACTGGATGTAGAAGCGTTGAAAGCGTAACCCTCGGTACTTCACTAGTAAGTGGTACTATTCATCTTGTTCTTGTAAGACCAACCGTATTTGGTCCAGTCTTACTTGCAAACACAGGCTACTGCACATCTATCTCAGACTACAAGTCAGTAAAGGTCTTCCCAAATAGCTTCTTGACTCCTTGGGGTATTCCAACAGGTACTACCGCAACGACTATTTCTGGCGTTGCCAACTTCGTGGAGGTCTAATGTCAAATCCAATTTTTACAGTAGATAGAAGACCAGCAGTACATATCGCATATGGCGTATCTGGTGGATCAGATTCCTATTGGGGATCTAGTTTAGATTTCTGCAAACCTGTTTTAGATGTTCCTGGAACAGGACTAAGAAGAGCTGGAGTAACTACCACCAGTCACATTGGAGTACAACAAGTCATTAATACAATGGCTTATCACTATGATCGTGGAATTAGAAGATTCATTATTAACTCACCGTGTGGTACAGTTTCAGCTAACGGATCATCTAGTGCTGGTATAGCTTATGCTGGCATATGGACACCACAGTTACAAAAGTATGTAGTTAGAGATAACGGAACAAGGTCTATTAATCCCTATGAGGGTTGTTGGCCTGGGGGTGTACCTGCAGATCCTAATGCTGCAGGAATTGATAACGGTTCTATTACTTTTTATAACTACAGTAGAAGTACCGATTGGTATGTTCTACTTAGAACGTGGTTAGCTGGTAACACAACATATTGGCCTGGGTCTACACCCAAGACAGATATAGAAATTGCATTGTATACTTCTTTTGTTATTCCAAAGACATATCAAGGTCTTTCAGATAATACAAAGAACTGGGTTAAGTACCCAACAGATGCAGCAAACTATACCTGGCTTGGTGAAAACTCAGGATACGATATTCCAGATCCAGAAAACAATGCGGCACATGCTGAGTTTCTTACCAACGAATTAAATAGATGGTATGAGTTAGGTATTTGTGGTGTTGGTGCGGATGTTGGAGCAGCTGCTTGGAACTATAAGAAGGGATCTTGGATTTATCTTGATCTTCTTTCTAGAAAGTCTGGATACAATACCCCTAAAACAAATATGAGACGATGGTTAGAAAACCAATATTTCAAACTTGTTCAGGGACAAGGAACAAATCAAAGATTTTCAACTTCAACTAAGTTTACATACTTCCAAGAAGCAATGCCTTTTGATAATGATCCAAATAAGATAACCAATAGATCAACATCGAATTCCTTTCCAACCGCTGGTACTAAGGAAGCATTTGCTTTCTTTGACACATGGGGTTCAAAGGTAGATTCAAACTCTAGTGAATATGAGGGAAGTTGGCTTCACTATAGTCCTTATATTGTTGGTGTAGATAATATGACAACATTTACAAATGGAAATTATTTTTATCCTACCAACCAATACAATGGAGCAGACCCTAATAATAGATGGCAGTTTGATAAATCATCAACAGAAGTACACTTATTAGTTAATAAGATTCTCTGTTCACCTTATACAGACGCTACCAACGCAACTCAAGTTGCTCTTTCTGCAGCAATCACTGATCCAGCTACGGTAACAATCATAAACAATTGTGTTGCTTACTGGATGAATTTTATTAATCGTGGTTATGTATATCACCCAGTTCTATATTATGGTGAGTATTTAATTAATAGAACTATTCATAAACAAATTATGCAGAACCTTGGCTACTGGCCAGCTGGAAACCCTGCAGCATAAAGGAAATAACATGTCAGAATTTCTAGGAACAACTTTCTTTTGCGTACTCTGTGCAATTGGTGGCTACATCTGTGGTCACATCTTCCCAATCTCTAAGCTTTTAAAGCGAGGCTAATTATGGCAGCTAAGAAACCAGCAGGTAAGAAGTGGATCCCACCTTGGGCAAAGCCTGAGGCTAAGAAGCCAGCACCAAAAAAGAAGAAGTAAACATGCCAAAGAAACCATCCGTTAATATGAATAAGAAAGACAAGAACCCACAAGGTGGATTGTCTCAAGCGGGTCGTGACAAGTACAATCGAGCTACTGGATCAAACCTAAAAGCCCCAGTAAAGCGTACCCCCACTACTCCAGAGGAAATACGTAGACAAGGTTCATTCCTAGTACGCATGGGATCATCAGCTGGTCCACTCAAGGATGAGAAGGGCGAGAAGACTAGGCTCAAGCTATCGTTAGAAGCTTGGAATCACAAAGGCGACAAGGCATCAGCCGTAGCGAAAGGCCGCAATTTGCTGCAACGCTATGGTAATATAAAGAAAGGAAAGTAATATGAAAACTCCAAAGAAGCCATGCAAGAAGTGTGGCAATAAGAATTGCAAGTGCTAAATGAATAACATTGATACACTGAAGGAACTATTGGTGGACTGCTTAGTAGAGGATCTTATGGATCCAGAGAAGCGTGGTCCTGGACTATACCAAGTTGTTGCCCGTGTAATCGCAGATAACAAACCAACCAAGGAAGACGCTGCGAATATTCGTGCAGAAACCTTGGACAACCTTATCCCATTCAGGCTTAAGAAATTAGGCTAAGGCATTCAAGCGATCCATCTGACATAGACCCCACGCTGGCAACGAGGGGACAGATGCGGTTACGCTATTCGACCTGCTATGCCTTGACGGGCATGGCAACGGTCGCCCTGTGGCTCTCCGTCTATTGGGGAGCCATCATCGGGCTATGCGCATAGGGCGATCCCCTGTGTGGATATCTCGCTACCGCCCCCGTCCCTTGATCTGGGATGGGGGTTTTTGAAAGGAGGTACTATGAATGTACCAGAAGAAGTACTAGAGGATTTTAGAAACCATTTGTTTTTTTCCTTTAAGTATCTAGGTCTTGGGGAACCATCTCCCCTACAATATGCAATCGCAAATAAGATTCAAACAGGACTACGAGACTTCCAGCTACAGGCTGGTCGTGGTGCTGGTAAATCCACAATCATGGCATCATATGCCAGCTGGCTGTTACTAAAAGATCCCGATGCAACCATCATGGTAGTGTCGGCAGGAGCCGATAAGGCAATTAAGTTTATCTCACAGGTTAGACAGATCCTATCCTCTACCCCCTACATGGCACACATAGTACCCAGGGACTTCGATAAGGACAACGCATTTGGCTTTAACGTGGCTTGCCGCACAAAGAAGGGGCAAGACCTATCTTGTTACGCAAAGGGCGTGACGGGGCAGCTAACAGGCTCACACGCCGACTACATTCTACTGGACGATATTGAGATCGAGAAGAACTCAGATACCCCTTCCGCCCGTGGTAGGTTATTGGACAGGCTAACAGAACTAGAACAGATCAGGAACCCAGTTGACCACGGAAGAATCATCTTCCTAGGTACATACCAAAGTACTGACTCTATCTACCTTCGTCTTCCCTATCCAATTGTAAAGTTTCCAGCAGTAATGCCAGATCCAGACATTGAGTCACAGATGCTTCATGTAGATGAATACATCCTACAGTTAGAGGTAGAGCCAGGATCTACAGTAGATCCTGGTAGATTCCCTCAGCATGTTCTTGATGAAAGAATGGCTAAGATTGGTCCACGTCACTTTGCTCTACACTATTTACTTGATCCAACCCTCAGTGATGCCAGAAAGTTTCCACTAAGATTAGAAGATCTAATTATTATGGACACATCCGCAGAGTTGTTTCCAGAGAAGGTAGTATGGGCAAGAGGAACACCATTAAAGATTCCATCATATGGTCTTAATAATGATTTTCTATATGGTCCTATGTGGGTATCCCCCACTATGATAGAGTATACAGAAACCTGTATGTTCATTGATCCCTCTGGTAGAGGAGCTGACGAAACAGCTGCCTGTGTTGTATCCTTTGTGAATGGATACCTCGTTGTACACGCACTGACAGGTCTTCAAGGAGGATACGATAACGTAACATTGATGCAAATTGCAAAGCTTGCAAATGCTTACAAGGTTCGTCGGATCCTAGTGGAATCAAACTACGGAGATGGAATGTTTTCATCCCTGTTGAAACCACTGATCTATTCTTCCTGTGGAAAGGTTGCAGTTGAGGAATTCAAAGTAAGTGGAAACAAAGAAAGAAGAATACTGGATACTCTTGAGCCAGTCATGGCACAGCATCGTCTTGTATTTGATTCGTCAGCGATCAAGGATAAGGAAACACAGATACAACTTACAAGGATGCAGGATCGTCGGGGTGCTCTCAAGCATGACGATAGAGTTGACATCCTTGCAAGCGCAGTTAAGAACTGGTCTAGTGAACTTGTCCTAGATCCAGATAGTATCATTAATAGAAATAAGAAACGAGAACACAAGGATATGGTTAACACATGGCTTGGAAACAAGCGAATGTCCGTACTCCTTGGTGATAGATACTATGGGCAGAACATTACATCAGCTCAAGAAAACAAACAGACACCTAACATTTTAAACAATTATTACAGGAGATAACCATGCCATTTATTATTGGCGGATTGATGGCGGCTACGTCTATCATGGGTTCTATGGGTGGAGCTAGCCAAAATAAGGCTCAAGCTACTGCAGCAAAAATGCAACAAGAACAGCAAAACTTTAATGGTCGCTGGCAAAACGAAGCACAGAATAGAAACCTATTAAGACAGTGGGAAGCACAGTACCACATGAATAATAGAATTGAAGAAGCTGCAAATAAAACCAAGTCATCTCAAAAGTTTTATGCAGCAGAAACTTATAAGAATCAGTCATCAACGCTGTCAAAGCAGACTAGACAAACAACAGAAACATTCCTAGGAACTGTAGCATCGCGTGGTATTAGCACTGATTCAGCATCAGCTAGAGCAATGCTAAGACAAGCAACGGAGCAATCACAAATAAACTCCCAGATGCTTAGAACAAACTACAGCAACCAACAAAGAGATATTGAAACACAATATCAAAATATATTATCACAGAGAAACCTAAACAACGTAGAGCAACAAGCATTTGTTGAAGGAAGAACAACTGTAGTAGATTCATCTTCTCAAATGATGATGACAGGTATTGCCACTGGTTTAATGAGTGGTGCTGCTGCTGGCATTGGAGCGTATGGTAAAACAGGTCTAAAGGGTACAGTGAGCGGTAATATGTTAGGGGTTACATAATGATTAATCCCGATAAATTAATGAAACTGTTTGCCCTTGCGTCGGGAAAACCACAACCCAAAAAAGAACAAAATAAAACAAACAATCTCAAAACAGATAAGATAAAAAATTCTCTTAGTACCTACAAAGGAATCTATAATGATCCTGTAATAGCTTGGAGTAAGTGGATGGGAGATAGTGAAAAGGATATTGATTCTACAAACGCAGATGATATCTTTAAACACGCTGAAGATCAGTTTCCTGGCTCACCAGATCAGGCAAGAGATGCAATTAGAATTAGAAAGAGACAACGGTTTGATAACACAGATCCTGTTGTAAAAGAACAAAGCTTAAGAAATGAAATGACAAGATCTCCTAGTTGGCTTAATGAAGAACTAATGCCAGAATTAGCTTCTACTTCTAATCAGGTATCTAATCAAAACTTATTCAAAGCAAAGACAGTATATACTAAAACGTTAGAACAAAAGCTACAGAAGATGGACTTATCTGGGCTTGATCCAGATGTTCCAGAAGAAGTTCATATTGATGAGATGGTAAAATTAGAAGCTTTAAATCTATTAGATGGGTCTAAGGTTGTAAATGGTAGACTAGCTGTTATGAACCCTAACGGACAAATTCAACCAGCATTTTCTATTCTTATAGATTTTGAAAGTAAGGTAGATATTAATTCACCAGAAATTCAAACTATTATGAATACCGCGCCTAATATATGTAAGAGATTTATATCAAAAGCTCTTGATTCTACTAAAGAAATAACTGGAATGAACAATAGAGCATCCTCAGGAGCCGCATTAAATATGCTTGGTTCTGGAGACATGGATAGTTCACAGTGGGGAGAAGCCCTATCGTTACTAAATGGCAATACCTCTGGTGGAATATCCAGGGGTATTGAGGGGCTTGTATCTCAGAATCCAAACATCAATGAAGAAGAAGCAATGAAACACGCGACTGATATATACAGTCAGTATGGAGGAATGCAATGAGTCAATTTCAAATACAAGGTCCACAGGCTATAGT